TCCGGTGTACACCTCGTCCCCGACGGCGACCCGCACCGACGCGACCGCCGCCAACCTGCGCACCTTCACGGAGGCCATCCTCAAGTCGGTCATCCAGAAGGTCTGGGCGTCCGGCGGCACCCCGAAGGTGCTGATGGTTGGCCCGGTCAACAAGGCGCGCGTGTCGGGCTTTGCCGGCATCGCGGAGATCCGCCGCGAGGTGACGGGCAACCGCCAGGCGACCATCATCGGCGCGGCCGATGTCTACGTTTCCGACTTCGGCAGCGTGAACGTGGTCCCGAACCGGTTCCAACGTGAGCGTGACGCCTTCGTGCTCGACCCTGAGTACGCGGCCGTTTCGTTCCTGCGCCCGTTCAGCACGGTGCAGCTCGCCAAGACGGGCGACGCCGAGAAGCGGATGCTGGTGGTCGAGTGGGGCCTCAAGGTCAACACCGAGGCCGCGCACGGCCTCGCGGCTGACCTCACCACGACCTAATCGGGTGATGTAAACTCGGGGGCGCCGGTAATTGTGCCGGCGCCCTTTGAGTTGAGGTAAACATGCAATCTTCGGGCAAGAAGCTTTTTGACTTTGACCCGACGACAGGCACCACGAAGTGGTGGCACTACGACGCCGACTCTGACGAGGCGACCATCGAGACGGTCTTCGAGGTCGGCGACTTGGTGGAGCAGAACAAGGCCCAGTATGCCGCGACCGACGAGAGGACGCGCTGGGGCGAGTGGAGCAAGGTGGCGTCGATTCCGATGCCGTTGTTCTACCGGCTGAAGAAGGACGGGATCATCGACGACCCTAGCGCGATGAAGCGCTGGCTCAACGACCCCGACAACAGATTTTTCAGAACACGGCCGGGGCGCGTATGAGCCGCTCGGTCGCGATTCTGGTCCCGGCAAGGGACACGGTGATGACCTCGTTCGCCTATGACCTAGCGCGCGCGATGTCGTTCCACACCGCGACAACAGACGACCGTGTGCTGCTTTACACCTCGCACGGGACTCTGATCGCCTCTCAAAGAATGGAGCTTGCGCGGCAGGCTCTGGAGGAGAAGGCGGACTATCTCCTCTGGCTTGACTCAGACATGCGGTTCCCGAGGGAGACCATCGGGCACCTCATCCTGCGCGACAAGCCGATCGTGGCCGCGAATTATGCGACGCGCCGTATGCCGGTCAAGCCGGTGGCGATGATGGACAACAACGGCGAGATCGGGCGGGTGTATACCGCGCCGGACTCTGAGGGGCTCCAGCCGGTGGATTACATCGGCATGGGGGTGATGATGGTGAAGCGCGAGGTGTTCGAGAAGGTGGAGGCGCCGTGGTTTGCGATCCCCTACTCCACCATCGGGAATCACTACATCGGCGAGGACGTGTTTTTCTGCCGCAAGGCGCGCGAGGCGGGCTACGAGGTACTCGTAGACCATGACCTCTCGCACCAGGTGCGGCACATCGGGACCTTCGAGTATTCACACGAGGGCGCTTGGGCGATGAAGGAACAGGTGGATGGCTCTAACATCATACAGCGCGCTTAAGGCGAGCATCGCCGACTGGCTGAACCGGGACGACCTGACGTCGGTGATCCCCGACTTCATCTCATTGACGGAGGCGCAACTCGAGCGCCGGCTGCCGACGCAGAAGATGGTCAAGCGCGTGGATATTACTATTAGCGCGCAGTTCACCACGCTCCCGTCTGACTTTCTGTCTGCAAAGTCGCTGGTGCTGACCTCGACGGCGCCCGTGCAGCAGCTCGTGTTCTTGACCGAGGACGAGCTTGACGCGAAGAAGACCGTCTACCGCACGACCGGCAAGCCGCAATATTTTGCGCTGATTGCAGACCAAGTCGAGACGCTGCCGCCGCCCGACACTAGCTACACCGCAGAGCTGACATATGTGGCAACTCTTGCCAAGCTCTCGGATTCCAACGCATCGAATTGGATCTTGGAGCGGCACCCTGATGTGTACCTCTACGGGTCGCTGCTGCAGGCGGCCCCGTACCTGCGCGACGACGAGCGCGTCGCCCTCTGGACCCCGCTTTACGCGCAGGCCATCGAGGACATGATTCTGCAGAACGAGCGCGCGGCATTCAGCCAAGGGCGCATTTCCATGACAGTCAAGCCGACGCGGGTGATCCCGTAGTTTAGCGCTGCCGGCAAAGACTAAAAAATTCACACAGAGAATCCGGCCTATTTAGGGGCCGCCTGAGGGTAGCAAGCATGGCTGACACAACCACCACCAACCTTGGCCTGACGAAGCCGGAAGTCGGCGCATCGGCGGACACCTGGGGCGGCAAGATCAACACCAACCTGGACCTCGTGGACGGACTGTTCGCCGCCGCCGGCAGCGGCACCTCGGTGGGGCTCAATGTCGGCGCCGGCAAGACGCTGGCGGTGGCCGGGACGATGACAGTTACCGGATCTGCGTCGGTGGTTTTCGCTGCCGGTTCTGCCGCAGCCCCGTCAATCACCACGACCGGCGACACCAACACCGGCATCTTCTTCCCCGCCGCAGACTCGATTGGGTTTACGGAGGGCGGCGTTGAGGCGGCTAGGTTTGATAGTTCCGGCAACCTCGGCATCGGGACGAGTTCGCCTACGAACAAACTTGATGTTGTCGGCGCGGACGGCGAGGGCATCCAGTTTCGCACTAGCACTCGCTCCATCGGTATTGGGCAGCAGGCTTCTCAAGCGGCGCTTTTCTGGGGCAGTACGACTGACCTGACTTTCTTCAGCGGGTCTGAATTGGCGCGGCTCACTTCGGCGGGCAACCTCGGCATCGGGACGAGTTCGCCTCTCGACAAACTTCATGTTTCAGGCGCGATGCGGCAGGTGTTTCCTTCGGGATTTGCGGGAAGCGGAATTGTTGGTGCGATTGACGGAGTGAGCAACGGCTTTCGCGTTACCAACACCGCAGGCAACGCGCTGTCGTTTACGATGCAGAACGGCAGTAACGACACCGGCTTTGAACTTGACAACAGCAGAAATGCTGCTATCGGCGCAGGCAGTCTCGCCACGAACGCGACCAACGGCTTCTTGTATGTCCCGACCTGCGCGGGTACGCCGACCGGAACGCCGACCGCCAAGACCGGATACGCACCCATCGTGGTCGATACCACCAACAACCGTTGGTACTTCTACTCTGGCGGCGCTTGGCGCGATGCCGGGCCGTAACACACAGGAGCAACCATGAACATCACTTGGAACATCAGCCGACTCGACTGCTACCCCGAAAAGGACGGCGACACCGATGTCGTGTTCACCGTGCATTGGCAGTGCAACGGAGCGGACGGCGATTACGCCGCCAGCGTTTACTCGACCTGTTCACTTCTTGCACCTAGCAGCCCCTTTACCACCTACGCTGACCTCACGCTCGACCAAGTGCTTGGCTGGGTCTGGGCCAACGGCGTGGACAAGGACGCTACAGAGGCTGCGGTGGAGGGCCAGATTGAGGCCCAGAAGAACCCGCCGGTCGTCTCGCCGCCGCTGCCGTGGGTGTCGCCGTGATTAACCTCACGCTGACCACGGAAGAGGTTAACGCCATCCTGCAAGTGCTTGGGCAGTTGCCCACCTCTTCGGGTGCGTGGCCCCTTGTCGTCAAAATCAAGGAGCAGGCAGAGCCGCAGGTCGTGAAGGACGGGGAGCCGTGACAGTCCCGGTCGAGCGCGTGGGCGACGTCGCCGCCGCCGGCAGCGTGACCGCCGCCAGCGTGTCGTGGATGACCCAGGCCAACGAGATCA